GTTGTAGGGCACGCAATATATCTTGCCGTTCGGGGCCAAACACGCGCCAACCCATTTTGCTGTGCCAGTCAGGCCCGTGATGCTTGTCGTCTCGGCGGTGTCGGTCGCAGGGTCGATGATGAGCACCTCTGTTGAGTTGCAGGGCACGCAATATATCTTGCCGTTCGGGGCCAAACACGCGCCAACCCATTTTGTTGTGCCAGTCAGACCCGTGATAGAGGCGTTGTCTGATGCGTCCCACAATGGCTGATATTGACCAAGGCCCGACAGCAGAGATAAATTATCCTGTACCTGTTGCAACTGCTGCGCGGTATTTACCGCTGCGATCTTTGTTCCAAGTGGCCACTCGCGAGGAGCCCCAATTGTTGCAGTTGCTCCAACCCCGCGCGAAACTGTGAGGTTGCCTGCACCCGTTGCTTTGCTGATTCCGGTGATTCTCACAGTCTCTGGATATGTATAGTCTGCATTGTCTGGACCTAAAACTGCCAGAACCGGGTTTATATCCGATACGTCAGTATATGCCCACCCAGACGGGATGAAATACTGACATGCATCTACCCCTATGGTTGTACCCCCGCTCGCAAGAGGATTATTTGTTGTCGTAGCTTCCGGGCTGTTCTGTATCGGCGGATACAACCTATCATTTTTACCAATTACCATTATTATTATTCTCCTTATATATGTCTGTCTCTCCTGCTTACAATTACTTTCACTGTGCGCGATCCTTCCGAATCTTCATAACTCACGCTGTTTTCATCTGGCATAATTTCCGGGAAATCTCCTGTAAAGTGCTGAATTGCGTTTGCTCCATCCAGAGTCACAGTGAAATATTCACCATCAATGCACACGCGCTCACCAATTGCAACCGCCCCAGAATATACCATCGTAAGAACTTTATATATCTTATCTGATATATTGGTGGAAGAAAGAGTTTTAGCATCCCCTGTCACAAAGAAGATACTATCTGCTGAGCAAGTACCTTTTGTAAGCGTGCTTGCTTCTGCATTGCCATACAATACCGAACCAAAATCATCCCGGTTGTGCGGTTGGGAGTTAAATCCCCCGCGAACATTGGTTAATTCGTCAATTGCTCTTGAAATTATCTGTGTAGAAGAAACGGACTTGGCGCTTCCGGAGGTGAAAAACTCAAACGTATCGCCGTAACTCTCAGAGTTGTAAGGCGATCTGTTGAAACCTCCAATACTGCGCCCGAATGTCATTAGATAGACTCCCGCTTCAGGTAGCTATCAAGGTCCCCATCAGCGATCTTTACCACAATGCCAGTTACTGCATTCCGGGCTGTAGCAAGTTCAAAAACTTCCAACATATTACCTGCACTTAGCGCATCGTATGTTGCAGCGTGTGTCACAGTGCCCCAGTTTGCAGTCGCTTCAGGAAATGCAATTTCCCCTAAGTTATCGTCAGTATATTCATTTGTACCGGCAGTTACTCCTGCCCAAGTCACAGCCTGCCGGGCATAACTACCCCCACTAACCTCTGTCCCTGCGCTTAGTGGATTGCCCACATAAAGCGCAAGATAGGTTGAAGGAGGGGTTAATGTTGCTTCGTTGTGTAGATGTTTTAACACTGCATTGAGCGCGTAATCGCTCATTCCTACATATCCCATTATTTAATCTCCTGTTCTATTTTGATCGTAAATCCACTTGCTATTTCAGCAGCGCCGTTATTCTCGACACAGATTGATGCAGGTGTCGAGACCGTGCCGCTGCTTGTTACTGTCATGTTTCCACCACTTGTTGTGATTGTTTTATAGTCATATTCTTCATCCACCTCGTATGTATATGGATCGTCCGCCACAAGATTTAGCACAAATTTTGAACAACCGGCCCATGCGCGAGCGAAAGGCACGCTCCCAGAATACCTAACAAGATAATACAAGTCGGGTGTTTCGTCAAAAATTAATTTGATCTGTTTTGGTTTCCCCGAAGAATCTACAAGCGCACCGGCAAGCGTGCGTATTTTTGAGTCCAGATCGGCAGGCCCAAAGCAATTTCTGAACATACACTCAAGTGAAAAATACCTTGGTTCGAGCGCCGAATCAATCCAGATTACTCCAGATCTATTCAATATCTGTGTTTTTCTGTCTCGTGAAGAGGATATGAGAGGTATGTCTGGGTCTTTCAGTAGTGTGACACCATAATCTGCCGCAGAAATACCGTCTATGCTGAAACCCCCGCTCATATTCCCCTCGCTCTGTTTTTAACAGATACTAATGAATATAACTCATTTGCGATCATTTTTATATCCTGATCATTCCTTACTGTCATGCTGTCAATGTTTATATTTATATCTCCTCCGCCAGGTTGTGATCCAAACTCAGACAGTGGTATAACCGCCTCCGGCCCTGCTTCTCCGATCATAGCAAGTGTTGGGCGCGTGACAATTCCACCTTCTGCAAGCATTGGTATTTCCGGAATGTTGAACCCCCATTCCATGCCGCCGATGAATGGCACCCAGTCCGGAACGTCAAATTTCAGTCGGTTCATGCCACGGATCAATGTGTTTATTGTCCCTGTGATCGAATTTACCACGCTTGCGATTGATCTGTATATTCCGTTCCAAATGTCGCTTACTGATCTTGAGAGGCTCTTGAACAAATCTACAGTTGACTTTTTAAATGAATTAAACTGTTTGAATACAAGATCGGTATATTTCTTCCCAAAATCATACATTGACTTAAATGCGCCCTTGAAATCGCCTGAAACAAACGACTTTGCCGCACTTCCGATGTCGGCAAACATATCCTGATATTCCTGCGGCAGCATCTGAACAAATGGACTTATTATACCTTCAACCGTGCCAATTGCGCTGGAAAATGTATCTGACATATTGCCGGCCCAATCTCCCGTTGTGTTTGATATCCCGTCCCATGCCCCGCCGAACATCTCAGCAAGGCCTGAAAGTGCACCGCCCGCCGTGGAAGAAATCCCGTCCCAAGCGCCGGACAAAAACCCTGATATCGCATCCCAGTTATCAGTCACTATGCCCAGCGGAGTCCACGACCACATAGTTTTGAGAACACCAAACAGTATATCTGCTGCGGCTACAATTCCATCAAAAATTCCCGTGAAAAAATCACCAACGCCCCCGATCGCACCTTCAGTCGCAGGAAGGATCCACCCCAGAAAGTCTGAAAATACATCTGACAAAAATTCTATTGTCTTTGACACAAGCCCGAATTTAGTCTCAAGGATTATTAGCGCTGCGATTATACCCGCAATAACTAATACAATCGGATTTACAGATAATATTGTAAACGCTGCGCTTATCCCCGTTATGGCTGTCGGCAATGCAATAAGCAGCGGCCCTAATACAACAAGTGCCGCACCCATAGCCCCGATTGCCACAATTACCGGCTTCATCCAATCTGGCATTTCGCTGAATTGATCCAAGAGTGTTTTTATGACAGGCAATATCTGGTCTTTTAATATTGGCAGAAACACATCTCCGATCTCAAGTTTAATCTCCTCAAACATGGCCATCATTTTTTCCATAGATCGCCCTGTTGATTCATCCATTGTGCTAAATGCTTTTTCGGTTGCACCAGAAGATGTTTCCATCTCATCCAACGCGGTTGCAAATGCTTCAGCCCCCGCCTCCCCGGTGAGGGTCATAACTGCCCCCTTTGCTTCAATTGAACTGAATAAGTCGGCCAATGCTACCCCGGAATCATCTGCACCTGTTTTCATTAATTCAAACGCGCCCTGCATGTCGCCGCCTGACGCTATGAATTCTGCAAATGTTTGTCCCGAAAGCTCCTGAAACGTTTTGGCCGTGGCCGATGAAGAGTTTGATAATTCATTTAAAACGGCTTTAATTTGTGTTGTTGCCTGTGCGGTGGGTGTTCCTTGTGCGGTCATTGCCGCAATAGATGCAGTAACATCTTCAAACCCAACTCCCAACGATGACGCAATAGGGATAACATTATACAGACTACCAGATAATTCTTCAAAATTTGTTTTTCCGAGTTTTACCGCCGTAAACATTAAATCTGAGGCTTTGGCAGCACTAACTACATCTGTGCCGTACGCATTTATTACCGATGTGATCCCGTCTACGGCAGTTTCAAGTTCGGTAACTCCGCCAACTGCGGCCATATTTGCAGTTTTTAGAAACTCAAATACATTATCCTGCGGTATTCCGGCCGATATTGCTTGATATAAAGCTGGCACTGATTTTTCTGCGGTTACGCCCATCTCGGTGTTGAATTCACGGAGATCTTCAGACATCTCTTTCTGCGCATCGGCTGACAGATTTGGCAGCAAAGTGTATACCTCTGTCATGGACCTTTCAAAATCAATTGAAGATTTTGTGGCCAGCCCAAACGCTCCGACAATCGCGCCACCAGCAAGAGTTGCCCCAGCACCTATTTTTTCCAAAGTTTTGGCGTTTGCCTGTATTTTCCCGCCAAACCCCTTCAATTGTGTTTGTGCCCCTTTTATGCCCTTGTCAAATTCGGACTTATCTATAGTGAGTTTCGCGATCAGATTGCCTATTTCCATATTATTTTTTCGCCTCCGTGGCATTCTGCCGTATCATAAAGTTCCTCGCAATTGATTTCATATCTCGATCGCTTTGTGTTTTCCGTGGCATGTCAGATTTGAAGAAATCTTCCCATTTCCATACTTTATCAGAACGCTTCTGCCGTCTTGAATTGTACACGGAGGCACACAGTGTGCCCAAACGGACGTTTTCTGCATACTGTAATGATTTTTCACGTTCTGAAATACCTACCAACACCGCGTTAATTTCCTGCGGCGTCAGGTCATAAACCACCCTTGGATCGATGTAAACCCCAAGCCGGATCACGTAATCCACATATTCGTGTGTCCAAAAATGGTTTAAATTTAGTTTTTTTCACCATCTCCTGGTTCTTCGTCTGAAAACGTTTCATTGATTTTAGACAGTGCGCCATAAAGATCTGAGAAATGGCAGTTGTCCAATATGTCGTCCCACTCCTTGGATGTGACCTTTTTACCATCTTCGTGGTATATTGTGTTCTTTATAAACGTGCAGGTGTCTTTTATGCTTACGTCGCCGACAAGTTTTGAGATCGGTTTACCGATCTCGTCCTCGACTGCTATTAGGTTACGACAGGTTGGGCGCAGTTTGTAGTCTGTGCCCATCATTGTTACCTTGATATCGGGTTTCATGTGCCGATCGTTCCTGTTACTGCGCCGCTTACTTTGATTGTAAACGAAACTGTGATATAATCGTCAATTGGCGTTTCCACCGGCATATTTGTGATCGACCCGGTGAATATCATTGTTTCAGAGTCAGGGAATGTCAGCGTATATGTGTCTGTATTTAGTGATGCGTCGCCTATTGCGCGCTGGATCATCCGGTTTAAGGATGCGTCGTTGTCCACCTTATATACCGAGATTGTAAGGCTGCCGCCGTCCTTAAGCCCCGGGCAGAACTCTTTCCATTCCGAATCACCATATGTTGTTGTATCGATGCTGTCCACTGTGATCTCATTTGGTGTGAGTTCGTGGACGTATCCTATTACGGATGTTCCGTCTGATAGCGTGGTTGTTTTTCCAAGCGTTCCTGAACATGTCATAATTATTCCTCCTTAATTATCTGAATATTATAAGTCCATACGTGCGCAAGGCCAGCGTTTGTGGTTATTTTCCCCAGATGGACTATGTCCGACACGGTGAAAATACCATAATAATCCGAGCCAAGCGCTTGATGTACCACACTTTCCAGTGTGTCCCGTATGGTCTCTGCCTGAGTGTTGCCGGCCACATATGCCGCGTTCCTAATTCTAATCTGTACCGTGGGTCTCCGCCCGAACATATTTCCCGCCAACGTTTGGTCTGGGGAATATCCCCCGGTGTCATAGACCGTCACAACGTCCGCAGGTGTGGTGGGTTCCGACCCAACAAACAGATTTGAGCCTGTTGTAAGTCCAGCAATCTGAGAATTGAGATAATTTGTGATCTCAACTGCGGGTGACGTCATAATTTCATCTCCTTTGCTAAATATTTTAGCAAGTATGGTTCTGTTTCTTCTATTGCGTGTTCGAGGTATTTTGCCTCTCCGATATCATGCCGTGCCTCAAGATTCTCGTGCACTGCAACCGCATATGCATTATCCTGATCCCAGTCGCCGGCAAATTTTTCATATCCAATTACTTGTATGTGTCTTGATCCCTCCTGCAATGGGCCTTCATTGAATGACCTTGATCTCAATTCTCCCGTCTTGCGTGGTGTTTTTGGGATTGCTACTCGGATTATCTCACCACCTGCCTTCCTAAGCGCTTCGGCGGTTTTTTGTGTCATCTCTTTGTCAAGAACCTGAAGGCGTGCCATAAGTTTTTCCTGCCCGATTAACATCATACCGGTGACTGCCATTATAGATCAACCCCTGTGTGATGAATCGTCCCGTCAGCGTTCCGGGCGTGCCGGAGTGCAAGTGGTACGCGCTTTACTCCGTCAGATAGTGTGATCCTGTCGTCGTATGTGACCTCTTGAACAACAGTCACATGGCAGAAAGATGAAACTTCGTCTCCAATCTGATTGTATACTTTATCTTGGCGATATGATACCCGCGCCGGAAGGGTTACAGGAGCATTGTATGACGGGTCGCCGAACATATCGCGGCTGTCGAATTGCTCATAAGTCACTGCCTGGTTGAGATAATCCGAGATCATTATGTGTGCCCTCCCGTGGATAACCATGCGATAAACGCGGCCATTGCGGCAGATGCCGCCGCGGATATTGCTATTAGTTTTCCTGCTAATGTGTTGCTGGTTTTCTCCAGATCGCGAATGCGGTCTTCATGGTCTCGGTGTCTCTGCTTTGCCTCTTCCCGCATCTCTTTTAAGACTTGTTCGATCTTGTCAAATCGGTCGTCCATGTTATCAAGCTTTTCCTCGATTCTAGCCACCGAAATAAAGATCCTCTGTACCTCCTCCATTATGCAAACTCCCCCTCCGTCGATCCGTCAAGTATTCCGGCATTGTCAAGGTCAAGATAATCAAGAGTGTCGGCGCGAGTCTGTCCTGATGATATGTCAGACACAAGAGACAGATAATTGCAAGTGTCAATAATCTGCTGATATTTTGCCAGATATGCCTGGGTCTGCCCCCCGTCTCCAAATGCAATGGTATAATCGTCTATCTTTTCAGACTTGACCCCACTTGAACCCGCACCGGATGAGAGCATTGACGCGATATAATACGTGACCGCCTCGTTTTCATATACCGATCCGACACAAGAGGGCGCGGCTGCGGCAAATCTTGCAGATGCTATTGTGTATAATGTTGTCATTGCCGCGGGGACTGCAAAAGGAGTGATCACAGGGAGAAGTGCCTCTACATCATCTTGAGTCATTGCCTTCAGCCTCTTGGATTATCGCCTTGCGGAATGCATTTTCACGTCCAATACGGTTGTATGTTTCTGCCTTGTAGCTGTTGAAGACGCAGTCGATCCGGCGCTCATCGGTGTCAAGTTCAAGAAGTTCAGGGTGTTCTGCAAATGCAAGGATGACATTTTGAATCTCACGTTTTAAGAGTGGTCTGTAATATATATCCTCAAATGCCAGCATCAGTAGCATATCAATCGACTGGCAGACGATTTCCTGTTTGCGCTTGCTGTCGTTGTCTGTGAGGTAATCTCTTGCGGTATCTTTCAGCGTCCGATTCAATAACTCAAACATCGGGTCGTCATATACAAAGGCTGTGTCCGGGTCTTTTTTACCTTCCCGGATTTTCTTGGCGTCGCCGTTGCATCTGTATCTGAGTAACACCTGCCACGCCTTACCGATTGCCATTTCCATTCCGCCTTTACAGGTTTTCTGAAACAATCGACCAAGACCTGAACAATAACAGTTGTGTGTAAATCCCTTTCGTGGTTTGTTGTGATTTGCCTGATCTACATGCGCCGGTTTTGCCACGATCTCCATATTATCTTCCTCCTGCTCTGTATTTCTTTTCATCAATAAATCTGATACTTACTCCAAGGCGCGTTGTTTCCGATCCGCTGTTTGTAAATTTCCAGAGATATTTGTATTTAGTGTTGAGATACGCCGAATAATCATCTTCTGTGCCGCCCGCACTGATTATTGATGATCCCGGGCCGCTTGATGTCGCATAAACATATACATCCGGCGCGTATTTGTTGCCGCTACTGTCCTGTGTCGGTGTATGATACAGTTTTGCACGCGGATTAAGGGATGGATCGCACTCATCACAACGGTTGTAATTGTAGATAGTGATCTCTGTGCCGTTGTCTGATAATACCGCACCTTCGTAAAATTCCGCCGTTATTGGCGATTTTGTCGAATGTATCGCCATTTTGGCTTTATACATCCCTGTCAAATCAGTGCCATTTAACGACGGATCAAATGCCAGATACGCGGATGCTCCCGCAGCGAGTGCCGCCACAGACCATCCGGCGCGATACATGTTGCCGGTTGCGCATTCATAACGCACGTTATCGTTTGTTACAAGTCGCCCGGCGTAATCAATTGTGCCGGTTTCGCCGCTTTTATTTGTAGGATTATATGTCATTTATAACCTCCAAAAAAATTTATGGAGATTATGACTCTGTCATGTATCCCCACATGACACCCAGATTTTTGCTATCTGAGGTCTGCCGGATGTTAGAGAATGGTGTCCTCCACACGTCATATCTCCACTGTTTCGCGCCAAGTTCCATGTTATAGCCCTCGTTTGCGCGAATTGTTGAGATTACAGACACAACACCCGGTGTGCGGTTACTGACGGCAAACACCTGTGAGTTTCCGGATGCATCGAGGTTGTCTATATCTGTTGAGATATACACAGGGATATTGAGTGTCGGATGAATGCTTGCAGCGTTGCGCCACTCGTTGAGGTTTGCGAGTGCGACTTTGTCACCCACTGCATCAACATAGTATTCTCCTGCAAGAGTACCCATAACAATTGCTGTGGGTTTGTTTACCCCCATCGATGCAGCCATTTTTCCAATTGCAAGAGTTGGTTTTACACTTGCCCAGTTCCCAAGATCCCCATCACCGCCATACTGCTGTGGGGTTGTGTCAAGCTGTGCGGCAATGAGTTTGTTTAGATTGTCCTCAAGTGCGATGGATTTCTGATTCTGCTGCCATGACATCATTGATCCAAACCGGGATGCCGCGCTCTCTATCTCCATCTCGTCCGAAACATCAAAGAAAAGAGTATCTTTATACAGTTTCATGTCGAAATTATCAAGTTTTGCATTCCGTGATGTTGCATGCTCAAACTCGTCAAGCTGAGAATGAACAGTCACACCAGAGGCAATAGGTAATGTTGCCCTGAGCCCTTCAATGGTCATAGTTCTGCATATTGCAGGGCTGTTTAGCATTGTCTGTTCATACGCATCTGTGATTACCGGCATAATAAGGCGCTTCTGCGCCAGTGTGCCGTAAAATTTGATTTCTCCGAGTGTTCCGCTAATATCTGCCATTTTATAGACCTCCTGCGCCTACAAACACAGTACACACGCCGCCAGATGCCGCGCCCTCTGTGACTCTGCCAAGTGTTGGCGCTTTTGTGACTGCGTAATCGCTGAGTGTTCTTGTGATTGCCTTGCCGCTGTGCCCGTATACATACGCGCCTTTATAGCAGTTTCCGCTTGCATCTACTGCAACTTCACCGTAAACAACACACCTGATTGTTTCCCCACTTGCTTTTGCCGCCTCAATTGCTACCGCATATGGCCCGTTTAAACTTGCATCGGTTGTGCCACATGTTGCAATCGTTGAATTTGCTGCGGGAGTAATAGTACACACCGCCCCCTTTGCTATTGCGGCGGATGACTGGAATGTCTGAATAATAGCAGTCCGGCTAAATTCTCCTGCCTCATAATATACCATTACTGATCGCCTCCGGAAAAGGTAAATCCGACACGTTTTGCCGCATCCTCGTTGAGGTTTTTGATTTCCATCTCAATTGTGTTTCCGACAGCGTTTCCAAACTCGCTACCTTCCGCGCTCTTTGCGGCGGTTGCGTTCTCGGCGTTGAATTTTGTCGCCTTCACTGCAAACGCGGCAGGGTTCGCCTCAAACTCCTTGCGGGTTTCTGCCTCTTTTGCGCCAAGCCAGCCTTCGGGCAGGATATTCTTCATCTCAGTCCATGCCGCCTCTTTCTCTTTCAGAGCCACGGCGTTCTTCATCTCCTCAAGCTCTTTAAGTGCGCTGTCGCGCTCTTCTGTGAGATTTTTAATCTCTTCGGTATTATCAACCATTGTCTCTTTAATCTCCTCCTGCACATTTTCGGCAGGTTTTAAATTCTCGAATTTCTCAAGGATTTTCTTGAGCATTCCTTTTGATTCCTCATCCATATGATCGTCCTCCTCTTTTAAATTCTCAAACCGTGCGCTGTTGTCATTCGGATAACAGTTAGGGCACGCGCCCCGATCAAATATCAGCACGTGATTTGGCGCAACCTGCCCGGTGAGTTTGTCCTGTCCGTTGATGTTTGCAATCTGGCCGCCGAACCCGGTCGACAAAGAAAGCATACCTGCCGCGGCCTTTCGATCTAATTCGGGATCGTCGATCTGCAAAACTCCTCTAAGGACTGGCTCCCCCATCCCTCTTGCCGCGCCTGTGACTCTGCCAACCGTCTGATACTCTGCGGGCAGGTTACCGGCGGTTACGCTTGCCCCGTCTGGGTGTTTTAGTGATTTACCGTTTGATTTAGCGTATATAACCGGTATATCTTTCCATGCGTCCACATTATCGAATGCCTCCGCCGTATAGTGGATCATGCGCCCGTTGTTTTTAATCAGGGTATCAAGTCGCTGCAAAATCACATCGTGTGTGCCTGTGATCTGGGTTGCGTTGCCGTGAAATTCCTCGACAACAGAATAGTTTTCCTGCGCTGGCGCTGGTGAAGCCTCGCGCACGGATGCCGGTAGTTCGTTTACTGATTCATACGGCATTATAGGTATTATGCGCGCCTATGGTATATATAAAAAATTGTAAAAAAATTATTGTTTTAAATATTCCAAAAACCCGGTCACGTTGCACTTCCCGTGGAATCTGGATGGAAGGCCGTTAAGATCTATATATCGCTGTAAATCTGACGCTAAAACCTCTTTTATATCCGGTTCTACTGCCTTTTTGACCTTGTTCTGGTACGCCCTGATCACGTCCCGCGTGATCCTTTTATCTTCAAACTCTGGCATTGATTTGATCTGTGCCGGGAATAGGTCAATGTTCTTATCAATGATATCTTTTTGTCTTTGTGTTAGTGTTTCGGGTCTTGCCATTATATCTCAACCTCGCTAATATCAATAATCTCCGCCTCGCTCTCCGTCACCGGCATCCCAAGCTCTTCAACGGCAAAATCCGCTTCTGTCAGGATGCACCGGCAGTTATATTCACCCAAAATAGGCGCTTTCTCAAGTGGATATATCTTGCCGTCTCGCATCGCGTGTTCTGGTCGCACTCTCTCATCTCCGGCGGTGATATACTGGACATATTTTACATTGCTTTTTCTGTATCCGTCCATTCTGGCGGTCGTGCGGATCTTCTGTGCCTCCGTCCTTGCAGCCGTCACGGCCCTGTGCCTCGTCCCGGCAAAATACTTCTCAAGATCATCTACAAGATCAAGAGGATATACTCCCTTCTGTTGCGCATCGGAAAACATTGTGACAATTTCTTTAACCTGCTCATCTTTAAAATCATTCAACCACGGCACAAAACGCGCCTCTGTGGTCGCTCTGACTTTGCCCGGGGAAACCTTGACATATTTCGGCTCGACACAGATCGTCCCGCCAGATTTTATGTATTTTTTGTAATCTTTAGCGATATTGTCTGTAATGCCGTCCACAAATGCCTTGGTGTATTTTGTGCGCTCCATTTTGTCCATATCGTCAAGTATTGTTCCGGCAGTCAGCCTTGCGATCTCTTCCGCCTGTGCGATGAGTGCAAGCGATACGTCATCCTGCCAAGATGTAAATATTGTTTTTACCTGGTCTTCTATTTCCTTATCCGAAGGCAAGATACAACACCACCACAATAATCAGGCTTAAAAACACACAAACTCCGGCGCCAAGCAAGGTAACGACCGTAATCAGCAACAGTTCATTCTCAGCATGCTCAAGATCACTACTGCTGCTGATCCAAATGCTATTATCAACCACAGGGCGTGGAATAATATGATCATAATCGCTCCTGTCCGGCATGGCTCAGGCTCCCGCCGCCTTCCTGGCGATGTCGATAACTGCTTTTCGCGCCTCGTCATGTAATGCCTCCAGCCGTTTTTGTGTTTCTTCCTCTATATCCTCACCTACAAGGTTGCCAAACCCTGCGCTGACAATTTCAGGGTACTGGTCTTTAACTTGCAATTCTAATTCCGGCGTGTATTCGTCAAGCTCTAATTCCGATAGGTTGCGCCTGATTTCCTCTTTTGTTATTGCTTTACCCTCTATTCCAATTTTCACCTGTTCGCGCATTTCTGCCGATCTGTCAAGCTCTGGCCGTTTTAGTTCAATTCTTACGTTGTACTCCTCATACCCGTTCGCTGTGAGTAATGGTCTGAAGAAATCCTCGAATGCCTCTTCGATCCATGCCTGAGTACCCCCGATATAATTCGCCCATATCTGCGCCGCGCCTTTGTCAGATGCACCCATGCTGTTTCCTTTCTGCAGAACGGTGGTCGGGTTGAAATATGACTCGATCCATTT